GTCATAATGTTTCTATCATTGCAAACACACACTTAACAAGAAGGTCGAGAATTCAAATAGAAGAGTTTCGTCCTGCTGTTACAAGTAATCATAATGATATTCCGAGCAACATATAATGAAAAATTCATCTAAATACAGAATACCACCGTTAAGAAGAACAAGAGATTCTTTTATCGATGATACAAATTCAGAACAAAATCAAAGACCAGATTTAGGTAAAGGTCGTCATCTTCAAACTCGTAGAGATAAAGATAAAACAAGAAGTGTTGGTGTAACACTTTACGATATAGATTTTGCTGTAAAATCTTTTGTTGATCAAAAAATGTTGTTGAAGGTTGAAGATGGTAATGAATCTGTACCCGTTCCAATGATATATGCAAATTCTGAAAAATGGGCTTCTATCCAAAAGGACGGTTTCTTAAAGGATAAGAAAGGTAAAACTATTGCACCACTTATAACTTTTCGTAGGTCTGGTGTTGCTATTAAAAATGAGATGAGAAGAAATAAAGTTGCTAACACAAAACAAATTGCTTATGTTATGCAACAACGATATAACAGAATGGCACCGTATGATAAGTTTCATACTCAATATGAAAAGAAAAGACCGTATGAATATTTTTTAGCACCGATGGCAGACTATGTTGATTTAACTTATGATTTTATTGCTTGGTGCGAATACCAAAATCAGTTAAATTACATAATAGAAAATTTCATATACTATGGTGGTCAATCTTTCGGTGATAAAAATTTCTTTAAGTTTTCAACCAATTTAGATTCTATTAATATCGAAGACAGCAATACAACTGGTCAGGATAGAATAGTTAGGGCATCATTCCAATTAACCGTTCATGGTTATTTATTACCAAAGGATATTGGAATGGAAACAACAACAAAGAGAGTTATATCTGCAAATAAAATACGATTTGTATCTGAATTGTTTGGTGATATTAATTCTATGATGAATCCAGATTCTATAAACTATTTAAGTGGTGGACGATTTGGATCAATAAACAATGATGCTGACGGAAGACTGAGAGACTGGAAATCAAGAAGTAGTAGACGAGATGATAATTTTGATAATAGACCACCGGATGTATATCCTGAGGAAAATGGTTGATATTTATATTTGTTATTTTTTATTTTTTAAATGAGGTTTTATATGGCAGAGAATGCTAAAACAGTTACGGCACAAGAATTTTCACAAGATGATATTGTTACAGTGAAAGATCTTCAATCAAGTTATGCAACAACAACTGCACAAATTGGGCAAGTTGAAATTGAATTACATTTGTTGAATAAGAGATTAGACCAAATGCGTGAGTTAAGAGAGAGTTTATTTACCAAATATAATGATTTACAAACACAAGAATCCGAGTTAGTTAAGTCACTTAATGAAAAGTACGGAGACGGTGTTTTAGATTTAGATTCTGGTAAATTTATTCCTTCGGCATCATAGTTTGGAATTTTTAATTCATATTTATGTGTAGAAGAAATTCTATATCTATAAATTTATACTGGAGATAAATAGTGGCTAATGAAAGAATTGTAAGTCCTGGAGTGTTTACCAATGAATTGGATCTATCCTTCCTTCCTCAAGGAGTCGGTGCAATCGGTGCAGCTCTCGTAGGACCAACGCTTAAAGGACCTGCCTTCGTACCAACGGTTGTAGAAGGTTATGGTGACTTTGTAACCAAATTTGGTGGTACTTATGAACACTCATACTTACCATATACTGCAAAAAATTATTTGAATAACGCTGGTAGTGCAACTATCGTGCGTGTTCTTGGTTCTGGTGGATATTCATTGAAACATCCGATTGCTATTGTTGCAACAGGTTCATGGGGTAAAAAATTAATTTCCTTCTTACACCCAACATTTGTTGTAACAAATACAGATGCAACATCATTATTTGCAAACACTACTGTTGCTTCTAATAAGAGTGGTAGTTTTGTATTGACTGTATCTGGTGGATTTACAACAGATGTATCTTCATTTACAAACGCTACTTCTGAAAATGGAATAGCATTCAGTTCTTCTATTAATCCAGATTCAACTGCATATATCGGTGATTTATACGGTTATAATCCTTATGGTACACACGCTGTTTACAACTATGTAAACTTCAAACAACAGGCATCTGCTTCTATTGCTGCAGATGGTGCAACTACTATATTGATTGAAACAGGTTCAGCAGGTTCTCCTTGGGATTTCACAACTGATTATCTTGAGGCATCAACACCTTGGATTACTTCACAGTTAGTTGGTTCAACTAAACAAGACCTTTTCAAATTCCATACTTTATCTCATGGTGTTCATTCAAATTATGAAGTTAAGGTTGGTATTGCAAATATTCGTGCAGCTGGTACAATCGCTGGTTCTGAGTATGGTGACTTTGATGTAGTTGTTAGATTTGTTGATCAATCTAAACTTCCACAAACACCATTTACTTATGAAGACGAAGATTTGCGTCCAAATGTAGTTGAAACATTCAAGTGTAGTCTTGATCCTAATTCTCCTAAATACATCACAAGAGTTATTGGTGATAGATATATCACAGTAACAGACGCTGGTAAAGTTGTTGTAAATGGTGATTATTCTAATAAATCAAAATATATTCGTGTTGAGACATCCGAAGCTGTTGCAAACGCTGGTATTTCTCCGAACTTAGTACCATTTGGTTTCCGTGCTCCAAAGAGTCCAATACCAAGTGCATTCACACAACCTGCAGCTGCTACTTATGTGGCAGACCAAACTGCTGGTGGTGCTTATAACAGACGAGTATATTGGGGATTCGATTATGATTTCGCTAATACCGATAACTTTAACTATCTTCGTCCTTTACCAATTACTGCAAATCAAACAACTGGATCTAACATAGATTTCTATTTGGGTAATTATAATCAAAATCCTGGTGCAAGTTTCCCATCATCCGCAGGTGCTTATAGTGCATCTATCGATTTGACAACAAACACTGCATTGGATTCTCGTAAATTCATGGTGCCGTTCCAAGGTGGATTTGATGGTCACAAACCAAATCTTCAAAAGAAAACAGGTACAAACATCGAAGCTGGTAATACACAAGGATTCGATATTTCATCTACAACTGCCGATGGATATACTTCATACAAGAAGGCACTTGATACAATTTCAAATGCAGATGAATTCGATATTAATATGATTTCAACTCCTGGTATAATTCACTCATTGCATTCTGCAATTACATCATACGCTAAAGATGTTTGTGAGGATCGCGGTGATGCTTTCTATGTAATGGATGCTGTTGGTATCAACGATAATATTGCAACTGCGGTTTCTACAACCGAAGGGTTCGATAGTAACTACGCTGCAACTTATTATCCTTGGGTTAAGATTCTTGATATGGACAGAAACAAACCTATTTGGGTTCCACCTTCTGTTGTTCTTCCTGGTGTGATTGCATTCAATGACCGTGTTTCTGCTGAATGGTTCGCTCCTGCTGGTTTGAATCGTGGTGGTCTCACAGAAGTTGTTGAAGTTAAGTCAAGACTTACACAATCAGAAAGAGATACATTGTATGAGGCAAGAATTAATCCAATCGCAGTATTCCCTGCAACTGGAGTATGTGTATGGGGTCAGAAGACACTTCAAGGTCGTCCATCTGCTCTTGACCGTATCAATGTTCGTAGATTGTTGATTGCAGCTAAGAAGTTTATTGCTTCTTCTACAAGATACCTTGTGTTTGAACAAAACACATCACAAACAAGAACTCGTTTCTTGAACATCGTGACACCATATCTTGAGTCAATCCAACAACGCCAAGGTTTATATGCTTTCCGTGTTATCATGGATGAAAGTAATAATACTCCTGACATTATTGACAGAAACATACTTTATGGTCAATTGTTCTTGCAACCTGCTAAGACTGCTGAATTCATCATTCTTGATTTCAACATTCAAAACACAGGTGCTGCGTTCCCAGGTGCTTAATTGAAATAAAAAAAGGGGAGATGAAATACTCTCCCCACT